CAATCGAACAACCTATGGGGTAACAATTACCTTACCCGCCGCAATATCTGCGAGGTTCTGATTGAGCGCGTTTTGGTCGCTTGCCGGAATAGTTCGCGCCCCGCGCGCTCCTCCGTTGTTTGCAGCAGAAGCCCCGCTCCCACCAGCGCCTGAAGCCGTGTAATAATGCGGCTTCTTTTCTTTGTAATAGTCTGAGAAATATTTAGGCAGGCTCACATCAAGAGCTTCGCCGCTTTCATCAAGCACAATAAGCGAACCCTTTTCCGTCTTCTGAACCCGACTCCGATGTAGTTCAACTACATCGTCAATCAGTTCTTTAATAATCCCGCCTTCGGTTGCATGCTTTCTCAATTGGTCGTCAATGAGGATTTTATTTAACTCCGCTTCTTTCGCCTCAAGTTTCGCTTTCCACTGGTTTTCGCTTTCTTCTTTTTCCTTGCGCCACTTTTCCAGTAGTTCGTCAAACTTGCCCTCTGATTTCAGCTTGTCAGTATCGCGCTGTGCGGCTTCCTCTTTGAGCTTCTTGTATTCTTCAGCGTCTATCCCCTTCAGCGCGTCAAGCTGGGCTTGTAAGGTCTTCTTTTCGCCAAGTATCTTTTCCTGGCTCGCCTTCAGCCCTGCGACATCCGGCATGTCAGGGATTTCAATTTCCTTCAAGATGAACTTCTTTGTAGTGGCATCCTCTTCAAACTGTGCGCGATATGCCTCTGGCACATCTTCGAGATTGTCATACTCACGTTTAAGCTTTACCGGCATACTTTCTCCAATCCCCGATTAGAGGTTGTTTGAGTTGTTAGTGATTTACGATTTCGGCCCAGCCGAATCAGTGTGGTAGAATTGCGGTTATGAACTGCATCAAATGCAATGAGCCGATTGACACAGCAAAAGAGCGGCTAACAACTTCTGTGATTGAAATACCTAGCTCGTATCATCGGAAATGTTTCTACCTGATGTTAGATAAAATACACGAAGAGAATATGGCAATTATAAAACAAGTAATGGCAGAGCAGGTATACAAATAACTCTTAATAGCCCTTCGGCTTCGGTCGCGGTTTTTGCTTGATCTTTTTCATCATCGTCACCGTTATCAAAACTCTCTATTGACAGCACGGGACTGGAGCCAACAACGATCAAATCCCCGCCCTAATATTGCGGCTCGAAATTTGGTCTGATTATTAACTTAGGATAGGACCTGATAAACCCAATTGGCGACTTCATGCGGCCCTTACTTCTAGACGACAACGACAGCGCGAACCGCCATAACAAATATCCCCAGGCAACGGCGCTTGACTGGCAGGATACGGCGAACCTGCATCAGCGTCAAAACAAGACGCACAGGTCGAGCCATCATCAAGCGCAATATAGTCAACAAGACCGGATTCGCCCTGCAATTTCGCTGCGTAGAACTGACCGCGCGCAGCTCCAGCATAAGACTCAGCGCGGCTACCAATTTGAGCAACGCTCAACGGCGTGCCTGCTAATTCCATCACTGTAATCTTGTCAGCGAAGCGACTGAGAAAAGTTAACTGCGTATTGATAGGCGATTGGAGCAATAACAATTCATCCGCAAGTAACACGTGACCTGCGCCAAGCATTCGAGCCTGAATCATAGTGTCCGTAATCAACCCCTGCATTCCCTGCTGCCAAATCAGAACGCTCTCTGCTCTTCCATACGCCGTCGCAAGCAATCGAGCGCGAGAGGCGAACTCGGATAATAGGCTTTCAAGCAATCGCCTCTGAGCAAGGCCAGAGAAACGGGGAAGACTTGCATCGCGCTTTAAGCCGAGAAAAAGAAGCAAGCCGACAAGAGCAAGTTCCATGCGCCTTCTATCAATTGGCTCAGATGATTCACTTACGGTTTGAGGTAGGTCTCTTTCTTCAATCTCGCCTCTATCAAAAGCCCGCAGTAGCTCGCTCGCCTTCGATTCCGTAATCAGCCTGTCTTGAACGGCGCGAACGAGTAGTGAGATGAAACTATCTCGATTCATACCAGCTTAGGAGTATTTGAGAAACCTTCATCTGCCTGCTTCGTTGACTCTAACGGCTTCATTCGGCGATTGCTCAATGTCGGATTCACAGTGTTAGGCTTTGAGGACTTTACAGTTTTCACTCGCTCGTTTGCCTTTCGCCTCCAAGAACGATTGGCTTTTTGACGAGTGCTTTTCTTTGATGAAAAGATTTGATGCTTGCCTGCCATCAATTCGTCACTCCACTTGCGCCTTCCATAATACGCCGCTGAATATCAATCGGGTTGCCCGTCATTGCTTGCTTGTCGGCTTCAAGGCCGAGCTTGGCGCGTTCGATTTGAATGGCTTTCAGCGGGTCAGCGATACGCTTCTTTTCTTCATCCGCATCAAAACCATCGGGCAAACTGTCAGCACGCGCAAGAATCGCCCACAGTGTTTCAACTGACAACTGCCCACTGCCAACCATCACAGAGTAAGCCTGAATATCTTGCGGCGTAAGTTTGACGCGACCGAAATCTTTATTCACTTCTACGCCGCCGCCATCTGGTAAGCCTAAATACATCGCGTGGTACATCAGTGCCTGCTCAAGCCCATCCTCCAAGCCGCGCGCCATCGAGGAAAGCTCTGACGTTTCAGACTCATAATCAAGCACACTCTCCGTTGCCGTCTGCTGAACTTGCGGTTTGTCAGCCAACGTCGCCAACCCCAATGCGGCGATATTCTCTTTCGCCTTTACAATCTCTTCTTGAGCCTTCCCTATGGCTTCGCCTTTATGCTCGACATATTTCAAATCACCATCAAGCGGGACATCGGCAACAGAATTCGGACCAACCTCAAGCGGCTTATTAGGGTCAGATGCGCCAACACGAACAAGTATAGGAACATTTGCAACATGCAAAATATGATCTAAATCAGACTGTAATCTGTACTCACGCAGATTCTCTAAAGCAACTCCAAGCATCGGTGGGTCGCTTTCAAAAAAACCTGTCCGGTTTGTGTAAATAGCAACTAAAGGGATTTCATCCAGGCTCGTGTCACCGGAATCAACCTCCACATACACGCCTGCGTCGCTCTCGCTCTTTCGATAAACGGCCCATGCGCCAGGTGTCAACACTCTGTATTGAGTTACTTCTTTTTCACCGTACTCCCCATCCGGCTCGCAGACCGTTTCTCTAATCGTGACTCGCGTTAAAACCGTCTTACCATTTCGGTTCTCGGTTCGCCAGTTTGGAATCTGATTCTTGCAATAATGCACCCAATAAGGACGCCGCCCCGACGCGCGCTCATCAGCTAGGGTTGGATTCCCTGTTAGCTTCGGGGGCATCTCAACAAGAATAAATGTGTGTCCGTCAATCGTCGCAGCGACATCAACCCGCTTTGAAAAAACATCAAAGTGGTTGCCTTGCAAATCAATATTCTCAAGGTGCTTTACAATCTCAGGCGGCACGTCTTTTTCAATCTTCGGATTTTGCCTGAATTTCATACCGACAAGCCCTTGAATCGTTCGCCTAAAAGCATTCCAGAAAATTGCACGACATAGACGGATTTCATAGGCGCGCGGACTCTCGGCAGGTTCCTGCGGTAGATAGTCCTTTCCTCTTGCCCGTATCGCTCTTGTGCCTCGATAGCAGTCGTTTACAATCTGCCAATCGGGCATCTGGCGCGAGTATGCGGCGCATTCGTATGATGGATTGTTTTTTGCTTCTGCCACTAGCGTAGAAATTCGTGAGTGCTGAACTCGGCTTTCTTAAACAAATGATCCCCCGCCACGGCCAGCACGAAGCCATCGCCGTCATCGGGGGAGCGATGAAGACGTTTACGAAATGATGCTTTATCCTCTACAACCTTGACCTGCTTGCCTTTCCAGTTCGTGTAATCGTACTCGCGCTTACATAAATCAGATTGGAGTTGCTGTGGGGGCGAAGAAACAGAGATGCTTTTCAATGTCTCCGCGACATCAGCCATCCACTCGGTTATAGCGTTTCGATAAGCAGCCTCATTCTTCGGATTACCGCCAAAATGACAGGTTAGGATTTGGTAATCAGGAAAACGAATTTTTAGTTCTTCGTCTATGCTGAGGTTGTCAATTACTCCGCCGCTGTTCTCACCGCCGCCCGCGTCAATACGAACATGGAGGCTTTTAATTGACTGAGGTAATTCTAAAAGTATCTGCCTGATTTTCTGGTAATAGTGGATTGAATTCAGCTCATGAAACTGCACAGCACGCCAGACTCTACCATTGTGGCGAATGTACATCGTGCCATAGTCTTTGCCGAAGCGAGCCACGTCAATGCCTACACGAGCCTTCGTAGGATTATCATCACTCGCCTTCCTATCCTTTGCCGCCTCGAATCTTCCCGCAGGTATCAGATTTCTGTCAGAGATATTGGCAGGTGGAATACCGCGAACATGCGTCAAGACTTCATGCGTTGGCTTGTAAATCACACCTAACTGCCAGGGTAACTCAAAAGTGTAATCATCAGTCGAATGCTTTTCTACGACTTCGCACTCTGAAATCTTATTAAGAACAAAGCGCCGTGTTGCCGCACCGGGTATAATTTCACGATCTGCGATTACATTCGGATGATAAAGAGCATCAAGGCGAAAGTTTATGCAATCCGGTTTCGAGCCTTCCTCATGAAAGCGGCAGATTGTGTTAGTCGGATTACCAAGCTCTATTATTACGCAGATACCGCCACTGGTAATGTTATCAAGCGCATCGTAAACATAATCAGCAACGCCCGGCCCTTCATCTATTACAATGAGAATATAAGGCGGGTGCTGACCTTGTATCCGCTCACGCCCTAGCCCTTTCGTGTTATCTGTAGCAATGCCTACCGCAAAATGGTCTGCATTGCTAGGGTCTTTCAGGGTGCAATC